GGCAGGTCTACCAACCGCGCCGGGCTGAGTCTCAAGGGCTCCAAAGAATAAATTGCGTAAATGGATGCAAGATTGCAGGAAATAACCTCTATCTTAAAGGCAAGAGTGTACTCTCCTTCAGTCTTGTCATCCCTTACTTCGGTGTCTTTGCCAATTACACCAACAGTGCCATTGATCACCAAACAGGGTGATTCTTCGTCGTCTGATGAATCGAAAACATCAAACGCGGCCTCTAGCTTTTCTGGCACATTTTCCTCATACCCGCTATCAACTGGCAAAGGCTCCTCCTGAGGGGCCATTTCAACGATCTCAACTGCCACCGGCTGGGCTATTTTGAATTGAGCAGACCTTTGCTCATGACGATTCGCCCTTTGAAAGTGAAATAAATGTGGAGGTACATAGTACCACCACCCGCAGAAGAGAAAACACACAACTTTGGCATCACGCCATGGGGGGAAGGAGGGGAAACCTGCAATGCCATCCCTGGCGTAGGCTCAAACACCCACTCATGCTCAATACCAGCATGATAAGAATTCTCCGTGTACCTAAAGTACTGAGGGTGTTCGCCTACTGAGTCCATATCGGGGGCAGCAGCGTCATAACAAAGACAGCCTGCCACTTTCGTGGTGGCCGTCAAACAGGCACGCAGAACGATCTTGTGAATAGATAACATAGGAAAGGTCTGGTAAAGACTGGAAAAACCATCAAGATGGTTCAAAGCATGGCAGTAGGACACTTTCGACGTAAGGTCGAAACGCCCACTAGCAAAATGCTGTGGTCCCCCACCGTCAATGGGGTCAACAGCCTGGCCAGATTCGCCCGGATCTCGGGTCGCAAGCACACCTTCCGCAGCATTGGCCATCACAAAACCTGGTCAATTTCCTCGTGATGGAGGATGTGGCTTGTAAGAATTGGGAAATTTGTTTGTATTTCCCGAGAAAGAGGTGAATTCGGAGAGATAGAAGTATATTCGGTGTTTATGTCCGCAATAAACCCGAGTGCCCAATGCTTTACGGACGTTGGGACGAGAGGGCGCACAAATTTCAACTGAATGTCCTTAATAGTACCGAGGTCCAGTTTCGTGCGCTTCATGACATTGAACAATTCGCTGTTCAGGAGCTGCCAGGCCGCAATTGCCTCTTCTGGCAGAATGTCATAAACCAAATCCCCCTTAATAAACAGGGATCTGGCCTCGATTGCATAACCTGCAATCACATCCTCTAATTTACCACGTTCTTCAGCGATTAGCAGTTTCCTGAAGAGATGGACTGGGTCTTTCACTGCCCCATGTTTGGTCAAATAGTAACTGAAGCTTCTTGGGGTCTTTGTGTATGTTTGCTTCAGCTCACAGGTCTCATAGTTCTTCCAAACATGCCAGTTTGGATTCACAGGATACCGCATGGTGTGAGACTCATCGTCACCACCGTATATCTGGTAGGCATGTTTGGGCACGCTGAACCTACAATGCGTTTCCGCAATGTTCTTGATAGTGTTGATCAGCCAGGTGAACGCTTCTCCAGACATCGTCATGAAGAAGTGGATCATCAGCTGACTGACGGCATGCATTTTGTAGTCAAGGAATACCCCGATATAATACTCGGGTACTCCGGCCAGCCGCATCAACTGTTCGAACATATAGGTCGCATTGTGGTCTAGGGAAGTTTCGAAATGTTTACCGTCCCCTTCCCAAGGATCGGTGGCCTCTCGCATCATCTTGGCAGCGAAAGCATCGAAATCCGCGAAAGTCTTCTTGACATGCATGTACACATTGTCAGGGCAATGTTCCAAGAAGAAATCCGTCATGTAACTGTTGATGGGACCCAGAGCGTACAAGTAAAAGTCGCAGTGGATCATCAACGTTTGCAATGGTTTCCCGGCTTGTGGTATCTCGGGCTTGACTTTCATTTGCCTTTTCGCCGTGATAAACTGGCGAAATTCTGGCTCGGACCTGGGCAGTGACATTGCCTTGAGGGCCTCGGATCTATGCGAACGTCTTTCCGCAAACTCGGCGATACACCTCTCGAACTTGAGGTGATCCCACGCATACCCCGATTCCCGGAGATTGAAAGCCCTTTTGACAGCCTCAAAAAGTGCCACCCCATACACAGAAGTTCCATTTTTATAGATCTTCTCGTTGTGTTCGAAGGTGGACCTCTTGAGCCTCTCCTTAACGCCACGCATGAATGAAACGTGGTCCTGGGGCTTTTGGTCCTGTCCACACCACGACATGTACGGTTTATAGAGCAATGGGTTGTCAGCCTCAATTGCCTTGAGCTTATCCGTCATAGCTCGCCTCTCATCCCGATTCATGATCCCTTTTGTGATCTTCTTCCTGAGATCTGGGGCATCATGTCTGAACATCCAGCGGTCCGGGAACTGGTCGGAGTACTCCCCTTTATAAATAAGCTCAGCATCAAAACGATCTGGGCATTGGGAGACCTGACTTTCCACCCACTGGCGCCTGCTTTCTATTGGCAGGTGGGTTGCCACCTTGTGGCCGGGTAAGACCGTCTCTAGTGTATTTTCTTCCACTAGGCGTCTTTCCCTTGGCTGGTCAAGGTAGACTCTCACCTGCGCGTTATCCCTGTATCCCGGGTCGTCGCGGTTTGGCTGGCGGTAGTATTCACTACGCCCCACAACCTCCGGCCCGTCGGGATCCAAACAATCTAAAGGCCACTCATACCCAATGCTGTCCAGGAAGGCACGATTCTTCACTTTGCTGTGCGGTCCTGCTAGCACCTGCCTAACGGGTCTTCCAAAACCACCCATCTCCGCTTTAATGTCGATGGTGTCTTGTGCCCGAACCCTTATGGGCTGGTAGGTAGGCGTGTTCCCGAAGAGCGTTCGCAAACGGGAAAACAAAGGGTGTGACGCCTCTCTCGCCAAATTTTCAGATGATCGATTGTAGGTCAAACCAATGATCATGTACTTTTTCACTCTAGTCAGACAGGCGTAGAGTGTTCGTAGATCCTCCGCTTTTAGAGCAGTCTCGTCTAGGATCACATAAACGAGGTCTTCGCCTCTTCCTTGACTCCCAGAATGCGAAACCACGTCTGCGGCTGTCAATGCCGTGGCCGCCCGGACCTGGGCGTCAGATGGGTATAATGTCAATGCCACATCGTGCAATGCATTACACTCATCAAGCCTCTTGTCACGCAGGAAAAGCGACAACTGTGCCCCAGTTGTCGGCACCATTTCAGCCAGGAAAACTTTAGTGTCCGTGGTGGCAAAGGTGGGCATTCGAAAGAAATTTGCCCACTGACCCCCAAAGCGCCACGTTCCCTGGATGTAGTACTCTGCCCATTCAGAGAAAAACTCTCCTTCAGACGTGTCACCGTTTAGCAGACAATCCCCGTTAGGGTCATGCCACCTCGCTTGAAAACGGTCACCCAAACGTATGAAGTGACTCGTGGTTGGACTTAGGTATGCCTTCAGCTCCATATAACCCGGGGGCATTTTGTCCTCGTCGGTTATGAAGACTTTGCAGGGAAAACCTTTCGCCAAAGCCTTTTCGTAGGTGCAGCAGTAGGCATCCGGGAGACCACGGTTATTAATTTTCTCCTGGGCCCGAATCTTGTCTTTCCAATCCTGATTTAAGACGGCTGTTTGCACCGCGATCTGGTAGTTGTTGTCCCGTTTAAATTTGGGCTTCACGCAGATCTTTTGCACAGCCGAGCTTTTCCGACACCCAGGGTCGCCCTCTACAACTGCGATCTGTCGGACAATCGGATTATGCCGACTCAATTTCGCGATCCCTTCCTCCCAACCCATAAGCGCCTGTTCATTGATGGCATACTTATGGATGGTCCCAGTGGCCCCGCGAACCATCTCGCGCACATACTTCTCCGCGCGCGATGTTCCTGGCACCCAAGTCTTCCACCTGATAATCGGCAGCGATGAGAATGCCTGCACTATGGCATCCCGCCTGCCAGAGGTCTGAGGATGTGGTCTTATAACTATGCCACGTTGTTGCATCTCCCGGGGTGCGATGTGATCTCCATCTTTGACGAGGACTAGAACTTGGCTCGAGTCATCCTTGAGTCCATATCGGCGTGTGGCTTTGCCTTGTTCGGACACCCGAATGTTTAACTCATAACGGGCGCCGATGGCATGCAAAACCTCCTCGGGCAAGCCGGCCTCCACGTTCCTTTCTCGCCTGACCGGCCAAGCACTCGCCAAAGTTGCCATCAGCGAAAGCTTGTGGATCCTGGTGAGTTTATGGACCGCATCAACGAGACAGTCGTTCAGCGGGTATTCCAGATCGTGGGGCATCACCAGGACCGCGTATGGCGCCGGCTGCCAACGACGGTTGCAGGACTTCGGGAAGATTTCATTCCACCTCAACTCAATGCTAGTTCCTGCAGACCACATCCTGCTCTTGATCAGCCCGGTGGCCTTCACGTCCCTCCAGCGACGTCGCAGGTCCTCCTGGTCCAGCTGGTCCTCACCGGCGCTCGCGTCCGCCAATGTGCTGGCCAGCGTAGGCCGTCTCGTGGTCACCAGAGCCCCCGACATAACGGGCTCCACACGTTCCCTTGTCGCCGCCACAACGGCAGGCCTGACAGCTGGCTTCATCCTAGGCAGAGGCATTATTGTATCATCTGACTCAGCCAAGGACACTCGTGAGAACGAGACCACAGACGACGATCTACTCGACGGTGAGGACCTCGGCAATGGGAAACTCGCCGGGTCGATCTCGTCTTCACCGGCCTCCGGCAGTGGCGTGCGCTTTGCGATCCAAAGAATCTCCCGTGGAGAATCCCCAGGCAAGTAATTAAAAGACAGCCTGACTGGGATCTTCGACTTCCTGGCCTTATTGCAGCTAAAGTCCCCGGACTTCAAACACTCTGCTGTCTTAACGACCGGCCATGCCGCCGCGCGCCCCAAAGCCGCCGCGCTGACCCTGGCCTTACGAGCTATCTCCTCATGGAAGTCGGCCATCTCCGCCCTCGCATTGTCTAGGAGGATTTTCGCACGGTCAGGATCGAGCATTGAAAGTTGCGCTGCCTCGGCGATCGTATCCTCGAGAACCACGCGGCGAAAATCCGCCACAGTCATATCCCTCATGCGTTTATCCCCAAGAAAAGCCCGCCATTTCGGATTCTGGGGAGGCAGGACGAACTTCCCAAGGCCCTGATCGGCAACCAGATCCTCCATTTTGCTCCAGGTCGTCATCATCGGGGCTTCGTTCTCAAAAACGCAGCTGTATCCGATGAGTGCCCCAGCACGGCTCTTCACCATGAGCTTGCACGTGGGAACGATCCGCAGCTCATTGGGCTCGGCGACGATTCGGGCATTCCTGGCATTAAGTTTTCCCCAGATCAACTGATGGAAAAACCTCTTAACGGGGCCCGCGAGAAACCGATGATTGATGTATCCCGCCAACGTCGCATGCAAGGTGGTTGGAAGAAGATCCAACTTAAACCCGGTCAAGACAGCCACCACCACCGCCACCAGAATGTCCTTCTCCACTATGTTCAGGGAGAACTCGCCAGAGTTCACCTGTTGCCGGATTTTGCCATATAAATCCCTGTCACGCACCTGCACCGCACGTCCATAGTCTACCAGCCTAGTGTAATACTTCACTGGAATCAGACCGCAAGGAACAGCCTTGTCGAACACAGCGGGCATAGGCATGAAAGCATCGGCTTTCAACGCAATGCACTTTAAGGACGAGAGCGGGTACCTGCTGATAATCTGCACATGGGAGTTTAATTTAGACCAAACTACTCCGCATGACAGCTCACAGCTTCCGTTCCAATTTGAAAGCCTGTGCGCCAGCAACAGGGGGTTAGACCAAGGTTGCCGATAGGCTCCGCCGGCATCGCCCTCAGGGACGTAGACCATGTCATCCCCGTCACGGGTCCAGGTGGCAATCAGTGGCTCCGGACTCCGATTGCTTTCCAAAGCAGCAAGAGGATACACGTGCGTCAAAATCACGAATCGCAACGTCGGATTCTCCGTGAACAGGGCCACCATATTCTCAGGCGTCTGGTAATGGCCGGAATCCAGGCACACCAACGTCTCCTCTTCAAACTTGGGAATGCAAAACACATTCTTACTTATCGAAGCGGAGCTGTACCTGCCCAGATCCTTGAGTTCCATCATGGGATTGCTTAGACGCATTGGATGGTCACAGCGGCTCTCCAGCATGGAAAAGTTGGCATCCGACATGGACACGCATAAGGCTTTGGTCCTGACATACTTCGGAAGAACCTCACACAGTTCCATTCGCCTGAGAGCGGCATGAACCGGGTGTGAATGAGGTTCCGGAAAGAAATCCGACGTCGGGATCGCCAACTCCACGGCCTTGGCCTTTGACGCTCCGGAAAAATGCCACGGCGCTATGGTCCGGATTCTCTGCATGGCCTCAGCAACATGGGGGAAAGAATCAGTCTCCATGGCCTGAATGTTCGCCGGCGATGTGTACCGGTCAAAGGCGGTGTCGAACGCCGAATGGACTCCAAGATTGAGTTCTATGGTGTCCGGCGAGTGTGCCATGGCTAAAGCGACGGCGTCCACAACGAACTGGGAGAACCGAACATCATCTCCCGCGTAAAACTCGACACCTAGGCACATCACGTCCCGAAAGCTTTGTACGCAGGTCTTAGTCATCACCTGCACCTGATGAGAATCATCGAACAACTTGGCCCAACAATAGCCAACACCACTGTAGTCATCGTTCGCATAAAGTGAGTGCTGCTCCAAATGTCCGATCCCGATCTCTCGGTCCGCAACCACGTCCACCACAGTGTCCACCAAACTCGCAATAGTGGCCTCGGGCACCCCACGTGCGCCAAGCATCGGCCCATACTTGGCGCGGACATCTTTCTTGAACCGCAAGCCTGATTGCGAGTACTTACGCTCGTCGAACCAGGCACAAAGGAAGTCGCAAAATCGCATCAACACCACGAGACCAACAAGAAGGGTAAAGAAGAGAAAGGAGTAAAAAAAGAAATCGTCATCGCTCAAATCGACGCCAACGTCCTCCCCAGCTCGGTTTTGCATTGAAGGAATCATCTTCAATTAGGCTCACGCCAATAGTGATTAACCTATTGGGTCTATCACAAGTGATA